GTCACCGCCGCATAGATCCCTTTGAACTCGAAATCGAGCATGACCACCTTCGCCTCGGTGACTCGCGATTTCCAGGTGCCCATCGCCCCGAACAGCACCTTGCGCACGCCGTCTTCGTAGACGTGGATCGTCAGCGTATTCATCGACGCCGGCGCAGAGGTGAGCGCGTAAGTGTTCACCGCCTCGGTGAACCCGCAGCCCTGCAGCAGCACGGCAACGCCCGCATCCATCGCGGTCGTCCCGTTGCCCCGCAGCTCGCAACTGAACGTGCATACGCCCTCCTGCAGACCGACCACCCCGGCATTGTTATTGCCCATGTGCTTGCCGCCCCCGCGCCGCGTCTCGTATACAGCGGCCGAATTGATTGTGACGTCGTATGCTTTGACATCGACAAAGCCGACCAGCGCCGCGGTGCCCTTTGCGACCGCCTCCAGTGCCACCTGTAATACATTTACTTGCCTGAGCATCTTAACTTCTCCTTTAGTTGTTTCGCCGGGCAACAAAAAAGGGCGGCTGACAGGTGAGATAGGCACCTATCTTGCCGCCCTAATTTGTCCTTACCTCGCCGCCGCCTGATCAGGGCCGCGGCAAACCCGGCTTAGTCCCGTGTCTCTCAGGAGACACAAAATTGTCTATCCCGCTGTATACGGATCGCCCCACGCCGTGCGGTAATGCACCCGCACGAGCACGGCAATCCCCGTAAATGCCTCGCCATCGTCGAATTTCGTTGACCCGGCCATAACTGTATTCAGCGCGTAGCCGCCCCGGGTGCGGTCCTCTTTGAGCTTCTTCTCGATATCAGCCGCCACCTGGTTCAGCCGCGTATCGATACTCGTCTCCGCCGTGTCACTGTCCTTGACAATCGCCGCGCACAGAAACTCCTGCAAATACTCCTGCGTCTGGATCGCCTGGTCGGCCGGCGGTGACTGATCGATCTGTGCAATCAGGACCCTGCCGTTTTTCGGCACCACATCGCTGAAATCGATCCGCTTCGGCCGCACGGCCACGAGGGTCTGATTGAACTCGTTCGCCACCGTAATCGCATTGATCGCGGCGGCGATATTGACGGCGATATATTCGATCCGTGGAGTGCTCACGCCGACGCCCTCCCGGCCGCTCGCCATTTCTCAAGGATATAGGTCACCTGCTGGTCGATATTCCGCTCCAGCCGCACAGACGCCTCCTGCCGCACCTGCCATGCTATCCCCGGCGCGGCCTCGAATACCTGGCCCATAGAAGGCCCCATCAGCTCGATAATCGGCAGCCGCCCGATCTTGCTCGCACTCGCCCCCCGGCCCCGCAACGTGCCCCGCGCCTGTTTCGCCGCCTTGCCCCGCAGCAGCGCCGAGCCGACCCGCCGCCATACCCCCTTATGACCCGAGGGCAGCGTCTGAATAAAGACCTCCGCCGGGTCCCCTACTATCTTTTTCCGCCCGCCCGATCTGCTGACCTGATAGCTTACGCCCTTCCGCAGTGCGCGTGCCCCGAACTTGATCAGGGGCATCCGCTTGGTCAACAGGTCTATCGTCGCCGCCCAAACGCTCCGCGTCGCCTTCCGGATTCGGATATCGCGGCGAATCGACGTCTGGGTCGCGCTTATCTCGCTCGCCAGGCGGCGGACGATCTCGGCCCTGGCCGATACGGCCGTCCGGTTGATCGCCCGGCTCATCACCTTTGGCATCGCGCCCGGGATACCCGAAAGCTGCCGGCGGATCCGCTCGAGCTTCGCCTTGTCATACGTGATTTCAACAAGCGTCTGTTTCGCCATTATCTCAACCCGTAGGTCACCATCCCCACATCCTGATCGACGATACTCGTAATAGGCCGCCGCTGTGCCGTCTCGCCTAAGTTGACCTCCAGATCGACCTCGTCCCCGCCCCTGTCCACCTCGTCGCTGCTTATCCCCGTCACCGCACTGTTCGCCACAATTCCCTGCGTATCCGGGCCACTCCCGACCGGCATCCCCGTCACCGGGCTTATGCCGTTACGTATCACAACCATCTTAATTGCCCGTGCGTCCCCGACGAGCGGGTAATACGTCACGTCCTCGCCGAACGCCGCTAAGAAGTCCGCCGCCGTCGCCACTAATTCGTCATCGAAATCGCTCATTCGAACACCGCCTTGCACTCGGCCACGAACACCCGCTGCAGCGCAGCCTTCGTCGCCGTCACAAACAGGTAATACTCGCCCAAAGTCAGCCTCCCCGCACCCGTATCGATAGTCTCGTACTCCCGCAGCCCCTTGACCGTATCCGGCAGGGTGCCCTTGTAAATGCCGTCACTCGCCGCCACGTAAGCCACCGTTAGGGCCACCGCGTTCGGCACGGCCACGTAAAGCTGCTCGTAGCCGCTGAACACCTCCGCCGCATACGTCGCCGTGATGACAATCTCGTCCGCCGAGCTCGTCGCATCGAGAATCTTCTCGGCATCGTAATTGTACGTACCGGCCGGCCGGATATAGTCCGTGACGGCCAGTCCGTGGGCGATAATCGGCAGGCCCACCAGGCCGCCGCCCTTATCGACCGCCGGGCCCTTGAACAGGTTGGTCGTCTTGAGCGTCATCGTAGAGGCCGCATCCGTCGGCCCGGTAAGCGACGAGAAATCGAATCCCAACAGGGCGACGTCCTTGTACGTCGCCCGCCAGGTGAACGTCAGGCCGCCGACAACCGGCGTCGTGTTCAGGTGATCCCCGCCGACACACACATCCCCGCTGCGTATCGGCATCATGCCGTCCAGCACCTGCTGAATCGCATAGCACGAGGCGTTATAGGCAATCGCCGGCGACGTTACCCCGTTATACGTCAGGGTCCACGTCCCGGCCGTCGCCTGGGCGTTCGGCAGGAGTATCTGCTGCTTGCACTGCAGCGCCTTGCGATACAGCGACATCACCACCGTCGCATCGTTGATATAGGCCGGAGTCTGATCGGCCAGGCCGGTCAGGGTCACCGTATTGTCGGATAGTATCTGTATCGATTCCATTCGCCTAAGTCGCCGTGCTGATCGTTACCGCCCCCGTGTAGTTCGCCGCCGCCGCCACTGCCCCGCCGTACACCGGCGAGGCCGCAACCGCGCCGGTGTATACCGGCGCAATCGAAAGGGTCCCGGACATCGACCGCTGGACCGCCGAGGCCGCCGCCTTCGCATCGAAGCTCCGCGGTTTCATGGGCGTTAATGTCGGTGATATCGATGTCTTTCTTGCCATTAGAAGATCGTAAAAGTGCAGTCGTTCGGCGGCGCCTCGGTCAGTGCCGTCACGGTAAAGTGGCCCCGTCCGCCGTTCAGCGCGTAATCGGTAATATCCGTAGCCTGGCCGGTGAGGATCCCGGAGGTGAATATAACGATCCTGCCGTTGTAGTGGTCCGCCGTCGCCTCGGTTATATCGTCGCTTTCAAACTCCGTAGTCGTCGCTGCCACCCCCGTCGTATCGACCGTCCCCTCGACAATCACCGACAGCGACGGCTGCAGGTCGGTTTTCGCCTTGACCGCATCCAGCAGCAGGTCCAGCCGGCCGCCGTTCACCCAGTCCGTTTGCAGCTCGCCCGTGTCCGCGAGAATCAAATCTATCAGGAGGTCCAGCCGGCCGCCGTTCACCCAGTCCGTTTGCAGCTCGCCCGTGTCCGCGAGAATCAAATCTATCAGGAGGTCCAGCCGGCCGCCGTTGACCCAGTCCGTTTGCAGTTCGCCCGTGTCCGCGAGTATCAAATCGATCAGGGCATCCAGCCGCCCGGCATCCGCCCAGTCCGCCTGCAATTCGCCGGTGTCCGCAACAATCGTCGCGAGCTGCCCGTCGATATCCGAGTCGTCCGCCGGGTCAGCCGGCAGGTTGTCCGTCTTTGACTTGATAGCATCGATGAGGGCATCGAGCCGCCCGGCATCGACCCAGTCCGTCTGCAATTCACCCGTGTCGGCAAGAATCAAATCAATCAGCGCATCCAGCCGCCCGGCGTCCGCCCAATCCGCCTGTAATTCGCCTGTGTCCGCAACAATCGTCGCGAGCTGCCCGTCGATATCCGAGTCGTCCGCCGGGTCAGCCGGCAGGTTGTCCGTCTTTGCCTTGATAGCATCGATGAGGGCATCGAGCCGCCCTGCGTCCGCCCAGTCCGTCTGCAATTCGCCCGTGTCCGCAAGAATCAAATCAATCAGGGCGTCGAGCCTTCCGGCGTCCGCCCAGTCCGCCTGTAACTCGCCGGTGTCCGCGACAATCGTCGCGAGCTGCCCGTCGATATCCGAATCGTCCGCCGGGTCAGCCGGCAGGTTGTCCGTCTTTGCCTTGATAGCATCGATGAGGGCATCGAGCCGCCCGGCATCGACCCAGTCCGTCTGCAATTCCCCCGTGTCGGCAAGAATCAAATCGATCAGCGCATCCAGCCGCCCGGCGTCCGCCCAATCCCCCTGCAATTCCCCCGTGTCGGCAAGAATCAAATCGATCAGCGCATCCAGCCGCCCGGCGTCCGCCCAATCCCCCTGCAATTCGCCCGTGTCCGCAAGAATCAAATCGATCAGCGCATCCAGCCGCCCGGCGTCCGCCCAGTCGCCCTGCAGCTCGGCCGTATCGGCAAGAATCAAATTGATATCAGCACCGTTATCGTTTGCTGTTTGCAGCGTCCCGGCCACCTTCGACACATCAACGCGGGCCATAGGGATGATCTGGTAGACACTTGTGGCGTCGGGATTGGTTGTCCAGACGGGCGTGATCGTCGCAACCTGCGCATCATTATACGCCGAAATCAATCTCGTCTGCCCGATCCCCGTCCCTCCGGTAATCATAACATGATTGCCGACGTAGGTGCTGGTAATGCCGGAGGCGCCCGCATCAAGCGTAATAGTCGCTGCCGAACCTGCCTGGGCCGTACCGGCTTCCAGAATTGCAGGATAATCTGCCATGTGAACAGAGAAGACACTGGTATTGTCCGGGGCCACAGCCCAATCCCTCGTCACCGTAGCCACTGTACCCGCCGCAAGGTACGCAAGAATCGTTCTGGATTGCCCTATTCCAGTCCCCGAGTTGATCTTGACTATCTGCCCGTTGTAATAATTGTCAGTCGCAACTCCGCCAACTAAAGCAATCGTCGTCGCGGACCCGCCGCTGGCCGTGCCCGCAAGGGTGACGCCTGACATGGCATCCATATCCAGACCACCGGCATCGCTTATTGGCAGCCCGCCCGCGCCATCCGGCGCCACGGCCGGCAGGGCCAGCTCCACCCTCGTCTTGACGTCGCCGACCAGGTCCGCAAGGTCCCCCGCCGTCTGTGCCGTACCGCCCACCGCCGAGACGTCCACCTCCGCCTCGATCTGGAAACTGTGGTCTTTTGTCCCGGTGACGCCGCCCACCGCCGCCGATATGTAAATAGTATAGCACTTGCCCTGCTCGAACCCCGTCGCCGCCAGCAGTTGTATCCGCTCGGAATAGAAACCCGTCGTCCCGGCGTCGTCCAGTTTCGCCATATCACCGGTGGTGATCGGTACGGCCGTCTCGTCCTCGTAGATCCTATATGCCGGCACGGCGTCCGCATCCGTCGCCGCCCCGGTGGCGGGTGTATGCGTATTGCATGTGAACGTCAGGTAATCGTCAATCGACCACGACCCGAGATAAGCGCCCCGGGCGCACCCGGACCAGGCCAGCAGACCAGTCAAAATCGATATTGCAATCCTGCGTATCACTGGACCGCCCCCCCGAAAATCGTACTGCCAACATTGAATATATACCCCGTCCCGCTCGGTCCCCCGCCCGGAACATACCACGCCCAGCCCGGATTGATCCTGAACATCGCAAACGGATCACGATAAAGCTCCGCAATCTCCAACGGGGAGAGGGCACGGTTCCATATTGCTACGTGGTCAATGTGCCCAAGATGGGTGTCGACTCCCGATGCGGACCCAATGCTCAGCGTGTCAGCTAACGCACCCACAGAACCCGTTGGCAGAGTAATATCTAATTGACCATCAGCATAACCAAGAAACGACACACCCGCATCCAAAGTAACAGCTAACTGATGCCACTTGCCGTCAGCTATAACTGTATTACCTCGGTCAACTTCATCATTGATACCATCATCTATTTTTATCAACCATTTATTCGGGTGTGTGGCATCATCACTCTCCTCAATCCGAATATACCACCCATCAACAATATCTGTGCCAATCAGATAATTATCTTTCACTCTGGGTAAGGCTTTCACCCATATTACACAGGACCAGGATGATATATTGGCACTAAAATCATATATATTTCCTACAGTAACATAATCTCCCGTCCCGTCGAAAGCCAAAGCAGGGCCGAATTTGCCGGGCACAAAGTGAGTATTGGCAATAAGCGTTCCAGCATTCCCATTCCCACTCAAATCCCAGACCGTGCCCCCCGCCCCCTCGTTCATCAGCCAGAAACCGACAAGACCCTTTGTCAAGGGATTCTCTCCTCGCGGCTGCTGGCCGAGCATGGGCTTTTGCAGATTCGCGGCAAATAGCGAACCGGCAAGCGCCAGCACCAGGAATATACTAAGAATCTTTCTCATTCGACATCCGTATCAAGCGTATAATCGACGCGGGCCGCCAGGGACGCATCGACGTCGTTATTGAAGAAGATCACCTTCGCCGCCTGGACCGATGACGGCAGGCTGATCGGCCACTGGTCTACAATGCTATAAACATTGTCGTCGGCGCCGTAAGTGTTCACGAGATTGTCAACGTGTACAATGTACACGTCGTCGTCATATCCGCCATTGACGATCAGGCACGAATCGGCCATCGTTCCGGCATCGTGCAGGAAATAGACTGCCCCCGTTTGCTCGAAGCCCGTTGTCGAAGTGACGTATACGTTCGCCTGCGCCCCGGCGCTCTCTTGATCGCAGTCCCCGACGGCGGACGTCCCCCCCGTCGCGTACATGGTTACGTAATGCCGCCAGAACTCGTCCGTCGCCCCGACCCGAATCAATACTACGAACCCCGCCGAATTAGCCGCCAGGGCGTCTGCGTCGCAATGCGCCATCGTGATGTGCAGCACCGCCGTCAGCGAGGCGTCCAGCCCCTCACCCGAATCCAACACGTCTGTTTTAATATAGTTCGCCGTACCATCGTCAAGGTGCAAAGGCACGAGCGTCCAGTCCATCAGCTCGCCCTGCGATTTCGTAAGATCGGCCGCGATCAGCGGAGTCACCGCGATGAGCACCATGCACATCGCCGACAATACCAGTAGAATCAGCCGCTTCACAGCGTCACCTCCTTTCCCAGATCGACCAGCTTGTGCACCTCCGAAGCGACCTCGCTCGCCGCTACCGCCGCCTTCTTGCGATACTCGTCCACCAGCTGCTGCGTCTGTTTGCCCAGGTCCGGCAGTGCGGCGCTGTCCGGCCGCGTCGCCCCGATCAAGGCGTTCACTTCCTTGTTGACCACCTCGACCTCGCCTTCTTTGAGTACGACCTGTATCCGCACCCGCTTGGAGGCGCCCTCTAAGATCGGAGGCAGGTCGAATGTTTCCATCGTTAAGGCCATTGTATTTTCCTGTTTGGTAATTGGTTAAATAGTTATTGGTTTAATAGCTCACATTCCCCGTCGCCACATCCTCGTTCGTGAGGTGGTCCGTATCGGCGAACCCGGTAGTCGCCCAGTCCGTGTTATACATAGCCAGAACGAAATCCCCCGCGTCCGTGTCGCCCCGCACCCCGATTGCGTAGGCGCAGGCGTTGAATATATTGTTCGTCACCCGCACGTATTTCATCGGATCGCCCGTGTGAATGGCGTTCCCGGCGATGTTGCAGCGAAACGTATTGCCGTTTATCAGCACCTGGTTGACATTGCCGACCGTCGAGCCGTCGTTAAAACAGTAGATCCCCGCATAGCACTCGAAATGGTTATTGCTGATACACAGCCTCTGTATCTCGCCCGTACTCGATGCGTTCAGCGAGATGCCCCGGGCCGTTGACGTGTCCTTGACGTGGCGGAACATATTGCCGATTATCCGGATATCGTTCATATCGCCCGTGCCCGGGTTGCTGATCAGCAGCGCCGATTGGCCCGTCAGGGCCGAGCAGTCGAACGCATTGCCCGAAACCGTCACATTGTTCGGCGCCGACGAGTTGCCCGCATCAGCACGTATGATGAGCTGCCCGTCGATGAACGCATTGCCGCTGACGGTGATGCTCGACATCACCGTATCGTCGTTATCGTTCGTCCAGATATCCAGTACCGCATTGCCCAGGGGCGCCGCCGTGTCCCGCGTGAATATATTACCCGTAACCGCCACGTTCTTGAGCTCGTACGCCCCGGAAGTCGCACCCTTGATAGTCAGCCGCTCGCCCGTGCAGTTGACAATCCCGAC